CCGTATTGGTCCTTCTTATGTGCAATGTGATAAAGCTCGTGTTCAACCAAAGCACAAAAGTTCACATCACTTGCTATACGTGAATATGAAGCATCAAAAGTAATTAAGTATTCAGGTAAATAATTGAACCACTGGATGTATTGTTCTTCTTGTCGTTCTTTCTTCCAACCACCAGCATTGATCATGACTTTTTCAGTAGTACCGATAACCTGACGTCCCTGCTTTTTAAAGCCAGATCTAGCCCACATCACAGCAATATCGGGATATCGAAATGAACGTAAGTGCATGTGATCAGGATTAAATAATTTCGATTTTGGATCTAGAAATACTTGTTTAATCCATTCCCATATTTCTGGAGCTGGTGCAAAGTTTGGTGTATCCATTTCAAAAAGCCATTCTGGAGGCATTGGACGAACAGGAACATGAAAGCCAACTTCGTTTTTCATAATTACTCCAGAAATAAAAAAACCTCCTTTTCGGAGGCTTATAATTAACTAGACTTCGATTCCTTATACGTCATAAAAGCATCTACATATGAAACAGGAATCTCAACAACTTCAAGCCTATAATTAGCTATTGATCTTTTTAGGGGAGAATCAAGCCAAGCTGTAGGTACTTCTTTTTTAATCTTTACACATCTATTTTCAATATTACCTTGATTAAATTGCTCTATTGCTTGAAGAAGATCTTTTTCTTCAAATAACTTAAATTCATGACCATATTTGGGAACTAAAATAGGTATACAACCACTGAGTTGATTTACAGCTTTTAAAGTATAATCTTTATTAGCCATATCCCCACCATTAAAACGTTTACCATGAATGAATGAGGCCGCATCTGCTTCTATTAAAACAAATTCAGGTTCAGTACCATATTTTTCGCTATAGTTCCTTCTAGCCTCTTCAATTCTATTTTCTACTGTCATTATTCTTTTCCAAAATTAAAAAAAATAATATATTTCGAAATTGTAAAAATATAAAGCCCCGCCAATAACTAGTATGTAGCGGGGCCGTTTGCGCCGTAATCCGTCCGGCTAAAAGAGAGGTGTGCTTATAAAACACCCCTCACGAGATTAAAAATCTTATTTGCGTGTATTCCACTGGCGAATAGCATAATTAACAATTGATCTTTCTTCATAAACAGTGTCGTAATGAAAATTTTCATCCCAAGCGATCATCGCCCAAGCACTAGGGCCTTTTGATCCACAATCATGACACCATGTGAAAGCATCCCACGCTATAGAGCCGTCTTCATCTGGTTTTCCATAATGTGAAGAATCCGTACAAATTGAATCAGATCCACAAAATGGGCAATTCAAAGGTTTTTCATCTGGCCGTAATTCTGGTTTTTCTTGGTCAGCATGCCAGGTGTTTTCCATTTTCAATGCTCTAGATACACAAAAAGCCCACTAAAATTAGTGAGCTTCTATTAAATTTTTCTGGCGATCCATGTATAAAGCGCCCATTTTAGAAATACTTATACTCAACCGTTCTGTTTATGTCAAGCAAGGGTGATTTCTTCTGATTCAAAATGAAACGATCTAGCCAAGCTTGTTCTAATACTGTTTTCCCAATTCTCTATACATGCTTCAGCAATTAACTCGTATGGTTCATAGCGCTCAGAATATCCAGATTTAGATACTTTTAATTTTGCGATCGTGATTTTTTCATGCAATGTATAAGGGCGTTTCCCCGTACCACCACATTTATCACAAAATTTAGAGCCGTTTGGATATCCCTTTTCATTGAATAACTCCAATTTGCCTAATCCCTGGCAATGGCCACACATTGCCTTTGTAAATAATCGCCCACGCAAAACAACCTCAGCAATACCTTTGGCCACATTTGATAAATCGCCCTGACAATTATTTGGCTTAAAGTTCTTTTTGATCATTTCACGATGGATCTTACCCGCCAGTACGTTTCTAACGCGGAAAAAATCAGCTGAGTTAATCTCCCCTTTTTTTATTTCAACTTTACCCGGTATTTCACCAATACGCTTTTTTGATTCCTTACCATTAATTATCCTGGTCTCATAAATTTTCTTTGTTTCTGTGATTTCTGCAATGCGCTCAAAATCAACACGTTCAAGCAGTAATTCTGCCCATTTTTTTGCACCTGCAGGCAATAAGGCAATTTCTCCCAAAACAACATGCTTAGTAATTTTTCCTTTACCTTCGCTTTGAGCAATAGCAAGGCGAAGTAACTCAATAAAATCAAACTTTTCAACTAGCATAATCGCCTTCCTATTTACCCTTAATTAATAATTCAATTTGCTTTAATGCCATACCGGACTTAACTTGCTCAGTACTGAACCGTAAAACTGTAAAACCCATCATTGCTGCGGAGTTGTATTTCTCCATATCCCCTATGTAGCCCTTACCTCTTGTATGACGGCCTCCGCTCCAGATACCACCTTCTACCTCAATCAAAATCTTTGTACCCGTTATTAAAAAATCTGCTCTCCATTTACGTGTTGGATGGAATTTATATTCCTGTTCAAAACCAATCTTGCACGCTCTTAAATGCGTTGCCAGTACCATTTCACCCACACTTGGTTGTCTAGCAACTTGCTTTGCTGAACGCCGCTTTTTATTTTTCTTTATGGGAAATAACTTGCGGTATTCAGCAATGCTGACTGATGACATCAAGCACCACCTTTGAGCACTTGCTCTATAGCTTTAAGGGTTCGAATCATTGCCATTTGTAGAAATTCATGATTGCCGCGCATGTCTTCTTCAACATACTGCAAAGCATATTGAGTCTCTTTTAATGCCCCATCTAAACGCTTTTGCAGCTCCTCCACTTTCGCTTGCTGGTGCTGCCATGTTTCAAATGATCTGCGCACGTTTCTATCAAGATACCTTTCACCCTCTTTTTTAAACTGAGTTGTGATGATCACATCGTGCGTCTCTTCAAACCACTTTTCAAACTCTTCTCTACACTTATCCATCTCAAACATCCCTCGATTGGCAATGTGGGCTGATGCGGTTTTCTATGGGGAAGTCGTCGCCCATGTCATTGTCAATGCGCGTTAAGTGATGACTAAGAACCATAGTGTTATCCTTATCGCCAGCAAATTTAATAAAGCTGTTTCTAGGTGAAATTGCCCCGTAATAAACAAAGGTTGCTACGCCATTCTTAAACCTGTATTTGACTTGTTCGCCCGCTTTAAACTCACTCATGGCTGGCTCCTTTTTCCACAACATCCAATTCAATGATTTTGTAAACCTTGCCTTTCACTTCAAAAGGCTGACCATTAGTTGCTTTCTCAACCCAACTGCCATACGAATACGCAAAGCCCCAAATAAAGCAGCATAAGCAGAAGAACAACGTAAACCAGATGCTATTCATTCCCCGCCTCCGTATATTGATTCGTGGTCTTTGATGCATCCCTTCAAGTAACCCATCCCGTCTTTGGTTTTCGCAACTAGCTTTGCTTTTTCTATTCCACCGAACTGATCCACGATGCGGATGCTTTCCAACATCATTTTCAGGTCATTGATTTTTACTGGTTCAAAGCCACGCTTCTTGAAGTACTCGCCATCGTTATCAGTTAAGTTCCAAGCCTCATGAATGCCATTGTGAAATTCAAACTGTGGTTTTGTTCTGAAGTAGTAGCCATCTTGGAAGCTCTCAGCATTGCTAGGCGCCCCATCAACCACCTCTCTCGCCTTCTCCACCCCGAAATCGCGAATAAACTGTTCTGGTTTCATACCGCCTCCTTGTAACGTTTAGTCATGGCTTCCTGCTTAAGCTGGTCTAGCATTTTCAGCTTTCTTAATTTCTCATAGAGGTTCGCTGCTGCTCTTGTTTCTTCATTACGAGTACCGAGGTTGTACGCTCTGCGCAGCTTCATCATTGAGGTGTAATCTACAAATTCGATCATGCTTTCAGCTCCCCTTTAACATTCAGCAAGTCCTTTGCAAACTGAGTTGCTTTGTAAGTTGCGTATGAGTCCTTTTCCAAGTAGCCGCTTTTAATTAATTCCTGCACATAGCATTGGATAGTGTTGTTAGGTGCATCTAACACATGGTCATGCAAATCCTTCATCGTGAAAGGTTGTGTTGCATGTGTAGCGAATAACAAAATGTCAAAAATGTTTTGGAATGCTTTAACTCGTTTTATTGCTTTCACGCTGCACCTCTCTCTTCCATAGACTGGTAATACTCAGGGCTTAAGTCAGCGAAAGTTGCGCGTGACAAGTCTGTAGCTAATCGAACTGTGCCAATTGAGCCGTTACGAGCCTTACCTATGATGATTTCTGCTGTACCTGCTTCTTTAGAATCCTTGTTGTAGACTTCATCGCGGTAAATAAACATGATGATGTCTGCGTCTTGCTCTAAGTCGCCTGATTCTTTTAGATCTGCGTTTACAGGGCGTTTGTTTGGGCGGTTCTCTAAGTTACGGTTAAGCTGAGCTAAGGCAATTACAGGACAATCAAAGTCACCTGCCATGCGTTTAAGCTCATTTGAGATTTCACCAATATCCTTGTCTGATCGGCCAAAGTTGTTTTTAGTGAGTGGTGTTACTTTCTGGATGTAATCAACAAAGATTGCGCCAATCTTTCCGTATTTGGCTTGAACCTTCTTAGCTGATCTGCGGATAGTTGCCACAGTTGCGCGGTTGTTGTCGTCGATCATCAAAGGTGCTTTCTCAAGTACCAGAGCAGCGTTATTCACCTTCTGTGTATCGTCGCTATTTGGATCAATATGTCCTGTTAATACTTTGCGTAGCTCTACCCCACCAATGCCACTAATTAAACGCTGTGCAATCTGTCTGCCCTTCATTTCGATTGAGATAAACAGAACTGGTAAAGACTGGTTAATCATCATGTCTGCTGCAATGTTTTGAGCAAACGTTGTTTTACCCATTGAAGGACGCGCACCAATGATGACTAGATCGCCTTTGCTGATTTCACCTAGTTTGTTGTCCAGAGCAGTAAAGCCAGTCTTGATACCGCCCTCATAAGGCATTTGGTTATGAATTGCCATGTGGCGATCAAGGAACTCTTTTACAGCTTCTTTTGAAAACTCATGAGCATGTTTAAGCTTTTCCTCACCAGCACCAAAATCTAAGTTTTGAACTAACGATTGTGCTTTGTTCACAGCAGATTCAGCAGTGTGAGTTGCCATGTCGTTAGCGATCGAACTAATCAACTTGCTAGTCTCTTGAAGCTTTCTGCGAGTAGAGAAATCTTTTAGCTTTTTGATGTGTGTTACTAACAAGCTCACATTGCTTGCGCGGTTCATGAGGTTCACAAGAAACTGCTCATCGATTTGGTTTGCTTCAAGCGGATTAGCTTTAATCAACTCGAATACAGTCACCTCATCAAACGCTTCACCCTTATTCAATTGGCTCTTGATGTGGGCAAAGATGATCTGGTGTTGTGATGCATAGAAATCTTGTGCATCGATCTGAGAGATAAACTCATCTGCTGCCTGATCGATTGTCATGAACGTAGACAAGATGCTTTGCTCAACAGGGATAGAAAATAATTCAATCATTGGTCCATCCCCTTAAATTTCTTAGCAACACCTTTGAATTGTGTTGCTGGTTGTTCAGGGATAGTTTGTTGCTGCTCAGCAACTGGATTTTCTAATTGCTCAAGCTCTGCATTTGTCTCTTGCCAGTTCCAAGCAGCTTTGAAAGATTCCCAACCACGAACAACGATAATTTGGAATACACGCTCATTGCTTAGCTTTGCTTCCTGAGCTTGTTTGAAAACAAGTTGTAAAGCACGTTGAGTTACTGGTTTTTTCTTCTTGTTGCGAAGATCAAGATATTCTGTTGCTGTTTGCTCAGATACTCCGTTTTTCAACAAGAAATCTTTCGCTTTGAATTTTTGTGTTTTTGGTGCTGAATCAGCACAAATAATATCTGTAGTATTCTCTGTGTATTCTCTGTATGTATTCTCTGTATTAGATGGGCGGATTTGTGCATTCAGTATGGCGGAATTGTGCATACAGTCTGGCGGATTTGTGCATTCAGTATGGCTGTTCTGTGCATTCAGTATGGCGGAATTGTGCATACTATTAATATCAATGCTTTCAGAGTATTCGATCAAAGCTTGATATAGGTTTTCACGCTCTACACGGTAGTAAACACGACAAGGCACACCCATCTTTTTCTCAGAGATGAATTTAAGTGATTTAAGTGTTGCTCTGGCCGTATCTTGCTCACGACGAGTAAGACCAGTTTCTTGAGTCCACTCATGATGTGTTTTAAAGATCCAACCTTCACTGTCTTTAGTGCGAGAAGTCCAGTAGACCAATTGAGAGAGCATTAATGCCCCATTGATCCCACATCCTAAAAATACATAGTGCTTGTTGAATGCTATTGGCTGTTCGTTCATAGCTTCAATCAACTTAATAATTGGAATTGATGCACCCATCAAACACCTCTCAATACAAATGCAGCTAAATCAGCTTTTGCTTTAGCCAATGCCATAGAGTTTTCGAGAGTTCGATTAAGCACATAAGCCTCAACCGCTTTTTGAAACAAACTAATCTTCCGATTTAGTTCAATGTCTGCTAATATTGAATAGTTCATTTGGTCCTTCTCCGATTGAACGTGACCGCTAACCTGTTCGCGCAGGAAGCGGTTTTTTAATATCCGAGTTCTTCATTAATTCCAAAGTCTTCAATGTCATCTTGAAAAAGATCATCGACTGAACCTAGGCGTCCCATATAAGCCTTTGATAGATTCAAAAGCGCTGCCAACTTTTCCTTGTGAATTAACTTGTATTTCTTCGGTACGATTTTTAATTCAAGCAAATCCAACATTGCGCAAACATTCTCAATATCTGACAAGCCATTGTTTTTCTTGTCATTTTTAAATCTTGAAAATGTAGTTGGATCTAGCCCCAACTTTTCAGCAATCTGGGAGTTATTACTGTTTGCAAGAATGCGTAAAACCCTTGTAATGCTATTTCTCGCACTTGCACTCAATTCGGTTGATACTTTGCTCATGGTTTAGTTCCTAAGCGGTTAATGCTTGTAAATCGGCTTTAAGTTTGCCTTTGGTTTTGACTTGCAGGACTGCTTGAGTTCTGGCTGGTATACCGTTGTTTTCCCACTTCCAGAGGGTCACGGTTGAATATCCAGTTTTTTCAGACAACTCTTTCCGATTTTTGCAGCCGTGGTATGTCATGAGGTCACTAATTTTCATGGTTACACCAAGTTAACTATAGTTAATAAACCAAATTTACCACTTGTTAACCATAGTTTCAATAGATCGTATTAACATTAGTTAATGTTTTTGGAATATTTGTTATGTCTTTACACACTCGAATTAGGCAAAAACTTGAAGAAAAAAAATTAAGAGCCGCTGATTTAGCAAGAGCAACTAAAAAATCTCCTGTTGCAGCAAAGAAATGGCTAGATGGAACTAGCGTACCTACAGCAGAAAATTTGAAAGTCATTGCGAAATTTTTAGGTGTGAGTGACGATTGGTTGCTTTATGGTGGATCGGATGAACAAGAATCGAGTAACAATTTAGCTCAATTAAATGTTATTGATATTGAAGCATTTAAGCAGAAGTACAATATTCCAGATAGTGAAGATGCCGTTAAGTTTGTTCAAGCGCCAGCTAAGCCTTTCCCTATACAAAAAAGATATGTTCCAGTTAAAGCCTATTCAAAAATGGGAATGGATGGGTATTTCACAGATATGGGATACGATGGAAATGCTGGGGATGGCTATGTTCCAACTCATACAGCAGGTCCACGAGCCTATGGCATTAAAGGCACTGGCGACTCAATGTTTCCAGCAATTCGTAATGGCTGGTATGTTGTATGCGACCCTGATGCAGATCTTGTGCCGAATGAGTTTGTTCAGGTGTGCTTGAAGGATGGAAGATGCACAATTAAAGAATTTGTCGGCATCAATGGTGGGGTTTTAAGTTTGCTTTCTGTGAATGGTGGTGAGCGATTTTTCTTTGAAATGGACGAAGTTGAAAGTATTACCGCTATTACAGATATCGTGCCGCCAAGTCAGCACAGACAAGAACATCCTTATTCGCATTAATCACAGGAAGACTTATGGACAATTCAAAACGACCAATCAACCAGATTATTGCTCGCATCAATGATGCTGCGAAACATGGTGAAGCTTTGGTGCTGACTGCTGAAGAGGTAAAGATTCTTTCTAAAGATATTGGCGACAAGGTCTTTATTCCTGTGCTTACTAATGAGCAGGTCGTGCAGTTGGTAAAAGAAGGAAAGCTAGGCCAGAAAATTAATAACACCAAAGATTAATAAGCTGTGAACCCGACACAGTCTTTTAAATGTGGGGTATATCACTTATTAGATAGTAATATTTATTGATGTTTTAGTGTGTAATGTGTAGATTGCCAATAGTTTTTATAGTAGATATTGGGATTATGCAATATGTCTAATATTGAGCAAGATACACGTTTTATTGTTAACAATAATTTGATTAACAAGGGCTGGATCTTGGACATTCAAGATCCAAACAAAAATGTCTTTTTTGAATCAGATATCTTAAGAATTGTTAATAATGAGTTTCTCAAGAAAAGTAAAAAAAGACCCGATTATGTTCTTTTCGATTCACAAAATAAGCGGCCAATCGGTGTAATTGAAACGAAATCAGGTGGAAAAAGCTTAACAAAAGCACTGGATCAGGCAACCGAATATGCTGAAATGCTTGATGCACCTTTGATATTTGCAATGAATAATGGTTTCTGCGAAACACGGCATTTGTATACCCAAAAACCATTATTTATTGATGAAAATGAGGTTAATGAATTAATAAGAGTAAATGAAGCTAAAGAGTTCATATTGCAGGAAACAAATGGTATTTATATTACACCTAAAGAAATTTTAGTCTCTCGCAAAGAGTTAATTAATGTTTTCAAGAAGTTAAATAACTCACTAAGAGGTGAAGGTTTAAGAGCTGGTATAGAAAGGCTTTCAGAATTTGCAAACATTCTTTTTTTAAAATTGTATACAGAGAATGCTAATACAGGTATTTGGAATTCTCTCAAAAGTCTCGATAATGATTTGCTAATTAATACAACTAATAACATACTACAAGATATTGATAGACAATATGGTGCTTCTGTTTTTACAAATTTACAGCTAACCAACCCTGTTGCTGTTAAAGAGATGATCAAAGAGTTGGATAAGTTAAAACTCTCATCAATAGATACCGATATTAAAGGAGATGCTTTTGAGTATTTCTTACAGCAAGCTACAGCAACTAATAATGACTTAGGAGAATATTTTACTCCACGTCACATAACTAAAACCATTGTTAACTTAGTCAACCCTAAATATGGTGAAAAGATCTATGACCCTTTTTGTGGGACAGGTGGTTTTTTAACAGAGGCATTTGATCATATAAAAGATAACACTTTAATTGCAAACAATAGTAGTGAAGAA